ATGAATGCGCTGCGAGCGAAGAATGCGAAGGCGACCATTATCTTGATGGATGAAACGGGCGGTGCTGCGGATGCCGGGAAACAGGAGGCGCTAGAGGCCGGGGATTTTGCTCCGCCGGGTTCAGCTGTGCAGGGATTTGCGGACGGTGCAAACGCCTCCGTTGGCGCAGCGGCGATAGCGGATGGAGCTGGAGAGACTTCTAATGCGGATGGACCGTCCGGCAGCGACGGCGACGGTTTGGACAGCGAGCTTTCCGCTGCAGCCGGGGCGACCCGCAGCGCGCGTTTTTTCATTCTTGCGGCCTATATCCGCGACTGGAACAACACTGCCAGGCACGAACAGAGGCCGCCTGACGGCGATTGGCGGGTCTGGCTTCTGATGGGCGGGCGCGGGTCCGGCAAAACGCGGGCGGGCTCGGAATGGGTGCAGGAACTGGCGGTCGGCAAGGCGGCGCGGCCGGGATTGCGGATCGCGCTGGTGGCCGAGACGCTGGGGGATGCGCGCGAGGTGATGATCGACGGCGTGTCCGGCATCTGCCGGATTGCCCGCAGCAACCGGCCGGATTTCGAGGCTTCGCGGCGGCGGCTGGTCTGGCCGAACGGCACGGTGGCGCAGATCTTTTCCTCCGAAGATCCCGAAAGCCTGCGCGGGCCGCAATTCGACTATGCCTGGTGCGACGAGCTCGGCAAATGGAAACACGGGCAGGAAACCTTCGACATGCTGCAATTTGCGCTGCGGCTCGGGCATCATCCGCGCGCGCTGGTGACGACGACGCCACGGCCGGTGCCGGTTCTAAAGGCGCTGATCGCCGATCCCGGCACAAGGACATGCCGGATCAGAACCAGCGACAATGCCGGCAACCTGGCGCCGGGATTTCTCGCCGCCATGGCCGGACGCTACGGTGGCACGCGGCTGGGGCGCCAGGAACTTGACGGCGAGATGATCGAGGACCGCGAGGACGCGCTCTGGTCGCGCGCCGCCATCGAGGCGTTGAAACTGCGCGATACCGGACCGCTGAACCGCATCGTCGTGGCGGTCGATCCGCCGGCCGGCATGGGGCACGGCTCCTGTTGCGGCATCATCGTGGCGGGGCTAGACCGGTCGGGGCGCGGCGTCGTGCTTGCCGATTGCTCGGTCGAGGGCGCAAGTCCGGCCGGATGGGCGGGTGCTGTTGTTCGCGCCTATAGGCGGTTCGATGCCGACCGGATCGTCGCCGAGGTCAACCAGGGCGGCGACATGGTGTCGGCGGTGCTGCGCGGCATCGATGCGAAACTGCCGGTGACGCAGGTCAGGGCATCGCGTGGCAAATGGTTGCGGGCAGAACCAGTGGCCGCGCTCTACGAGCAGGGCCGGGTGGTGCATGCCGGATCGTTTCCGGCGCTCGAGGACCAGATGTGCGATTTCGGGCCGGATGGATTGTCATCGGGCCGTTCGCCGGACCGGCTGGATGCACTGGTCTGGGCGCTGACGGCGCTGATGCTGGAAGGCGGGGGAGAGCCGCGGGTTCGGGGGGTATAAGGGGGCGCGGGCTTTGGGGGCAAGAGGTTTTGGCGGGGGTCTGGGCTTTTGTTGGGCCAACAAGTGCTGGATGGAACCACGAGCTCTGGATGAAACACGAATTCTGGGCTGTCACCCCACCCCGGAGCTTTGCTCCGACCCTCCCCCTCAAGGGGAGGGTGTTGCACAAGCCGTGAGGAATTGTGGGTCTCCCTCTTCGCCCCGGCGGGGAGAAGTGCCGAGCGGATGCGAGGCGATGAGGGGGGGCTTTCCGCGAGCTCTGAGCGCGCCGCCCCCTCATCCGGCGCTTTGCGCCACCTTCTCCCCGCTGGGGAGAAGAGGGAGAGTGCCGATGGTCCTGCGCCCCGCAGTCGCTGATGTTTGCGACGCTGTCAGGCAGGGGCTGTCGAAATGGATTATTTGCCTGCGGTGGACGGGGACGGCTTTGGGGCGGTGGTTTCGCGGATCTGGCGCCATTCGTTTTCGAGGCGGTCGAACTGGGCCTGGGAGATTGGCTGGGCCGGCATGGGGGATCCTTTCACTGATGTCTGCATCCAGTATTTATGCAACGGGCGAAAACGCAGATGGGGCCGGAAGGTTCCACCCAGGGTTTGGGATGGCGGATGAAAAATTCCGGATGTGATCGAAGGACGTGATCAGAGTTTTTCGTCGTCGCTAGCAGGGGATTTCGGCGCAGGGGACGCGTTGGCGCGCATCTGCTGCCAGGCATTTTCGAACCGGTCGAGGATATGCTGCGGCACGGTCGAGCGGGTAGTGTCGGCCTGTATCTTGCTCTGAGCGTTCATAGGATCCTCCTCGATCACGGCACTATCATCGTGCTGGATTTCAGATTCCATATCTTAAAGACAAAGTAAATCAGGGCATTAAACAGTTTAAACGATTTAAATTGGTTAAATCGATTTAGACGCACGACATTTTTTTGAGGTCTTGCGGCTGGGAAGGAAGAACCGATGCTGTTTGCGCGAAAAAGCTTCTTCGATGCGGTGCGCGTTTCGCTGTTCGACGGTGTGTTGAAGCAGGACCAGGTGACGGGACTGACGGCTATCCTGGATCGCGGCACACTGGGCGCTGCGATCGACGACAGGTGGCTCGCCTATATGCTGGCGACGGCGCATCACGAGACCGGAAGGACAATGCAGCCGGTGCGCGAAACTTTTGCCGCAAGCGACGGAAAAGCCGTTGCCCTTCTCGATGACGCTTTCAGGCGGGGACGGCTTGGATCGGTTTCCACGCCCTACTGGCGCCGTGACGCCGACGGCAAGAGCTGGCTGGGGCGCGGGCTGGTGCAGCTGACGCACAAGGTCAATTACGAGAAGATGTCGGTTATGACCGGCATCGATCTCGTCTCCCGGCCGGAGCGGGCGATGGAAATGGATGTGGCCGTCGCTATCCTGTTCACAGGCATGCAGACCGGCGCCTTTACCGGACGAAAGCTCGGGCAGTATTTTTCAGCCGGCAAGGAGGACTGGACCGGCGCCCGGCGGATCATCAACGGCCGCGACCGGGCAGAGCTGGTGGCAGGGTACGGCAGGCAATATCTGGCTGCGATCCAGAAGGCGCGTGCGCAGTAAAAAACAAGCGGTGCCGGTTCCGGTTTCAGGCCGCGCCGATGCGGCAGTCAAGGATATCTCCCATGAAAAATCCATTCCGCCTGCCGTGGCGCCGCCCGGCAGAGAGTGCGCGCGAAACCAAGGCCGCCACGGGCTTCGTGGCCATCGCGCAGGAGGGGCGGGCGCACTGGACGGGGCGAACCTACGGCGCGCTTGCCCGCGAAGGGTTCATGCGCAATCCGGTGGCGCACCGGGCAGTCAGGCTGATTTCGGAAGCGGCGGCGAACGTGCCGCTGCTGGTCTACGAGGGCGTGCAGGAGCGCAGCGCGCATCCGGTGATGGCGTTGCTGGCGCGGCCGAACGGGCGCATGGGCGGACATGATTTTCTCGAAACGCTCTATGGCCATCTGCTATTGTCCGGCAATGCCTATGTCGATGCCGCCGAGATCGGCGGTACGCTGCGCGAACTGCATCTGCTGCGACCGGACCGGGTGCGCATTCTCGAAGGACGCGACGGCTGGCCGGAGGGCTACGAATACCGGGTGGGCGGCCTGGTCAGGCGGATTCCGGCCGGTGAGGAGGGGCTGCTGCATCTCAGGCTTTTTCATCCCCTCGACGATCACCTGGGCTTTCCGCCATTGGCGGCCGCGCAGATGGCGCTCGATCTCTCCAACGCGGCAGCGACCTGGAACAAGGCGCTGCTCGACAACTCGGCCAGACCCTCCGGCGCTCTGGTCTACCAGCCGAAGGAGGGCGGCAATCTTTCGGCCGACCAGTATGACCGGCTGAAGAGCGAGCTGGAGGAGGGCTATTCCGGCCCGATCCGCGCCGGCCGGCCGCTGCTGCTGGAAGGCGGGCTCGACTGGAAGGCGATGGGGCTTTCGCCGAAAGACATGGATTTCGTCGAGGCGAAAAACGGGGCGGCACGCGACATCGCGCTCGCCTTCGGCGTGCCGCCGATGCTGCTCGGCATTCCCGGCGACAATACCTATGCCAATTACCAGGAGGCCAACCGGGCACTCTACCGGCTGACCGTCCTGCCGATGGTTTTCCGCACCGCCGCAGCATTGTCCGGCTGGCTGTCCGGGCGGACGGGCGAGACGCTGAAACTGGTGCCCGATCTCGACCAGGTGACCGGGCTGACCGGGGAACGCAGCGAGGTTTGGGCGCGGATGAAGGACGCGGACTTCTTACCGACGAAGAGAAGCGCCAGGCGGTGGGCTATTGAGAGACACTTGCATTGCTGGTATTTTGTTATACGCCGTATAACAAATGGAGCCGATCATGGCCAAGCCCGTTCTCTCCGATCCGATCGCGCTGCGTCTGCCGGTCGATGTGCTGAAGGATATCGAGATCATCGCAGCCGCCTCCGAGCGATCCCGCAGCTGGGTGATGGTTCGGGCGATGCGGTATTATCTCGCCACGGAAGGCAAGGATGTTCTGGAGATCGAGCGCGCGCGAGAAAGCATGCGCCAAGGCAAGTTTCAGGATGTGGACACGCTCCTGGATGAGTTGGACGGCTTAAACAAGGATGATGCCGCTTGAAGAAGCTGCGCATTTCCGATGAAGCCTCGGCCTATCTGAAAGCCGAGCGCGCATATCTTGCCCGCTTCGACAAGCGGGCAGCATCGGCGATGATCCTGCAGATGAGGCATGTGATCGACATGCTGCGGCGTTTTCCGCTGGCGGGAAAAGCTCTGGATGTGCCGCAAGGCGTGCGGCGGTTTTCCACGCCGCCCTATGTCATAGACTACGAAGTGGTAGACGGAATTATTGGCATTCTGATTGTTCGCCACGCGCGTCAGAGCGACCCGGACATTGCCACTGATACGACCGGCGATTTCGAAAATATCTGATTATTTTTCGATGGTTAAAACGGCAGCCGGATTCTGTTTGCCCGGCCGTTGAATCGTGTCCTGAAGATGCGGATTTAAACTGTCAGCACCAGGCCGCAAGCGATTCTAAAGATTCAGAGAATGTCTGCGCTAACGCAGCGTCAGGCTGCGCATCACCTTGCGTCAGCTGGCTGCGGCAGGGTGAGGATTTGTGATTCCGATCATAGCATCAAGGGCTTAACAAATGGCTGATTTTGGCAATGACCCCGGCCTTTGGGCTGCCAAGGGGATTGGTGCTGCGGCAGGGGCTGCGGTGTCGTTGATCTACATGCTGCCGCAGAGCAAGCGCGAGGCGGCCTCGCGCTTCTTTACCGGCCTGTCCTGCGGCCTGGTCTTCGGCGGACCGGCCGGGCTCTGGATCGTTGCCAAGCTCGATATTGCCGGCAGCCTTTCCGGCGCGGAGGTCATGCTGACGGGTTCGGCGGCGTCGAGCCTTGTGGCCTGGTGGGTGCTGGGGGCGGCGGTGCGGCTGGCGGAGAAGTGGAAGTAGTCAGCAGTGGGTAGTTGGTAGTGGGTAGTTGGTAGGCGAATAGCGAATCGCGAATAGGGAATAGCGAATTGGGAAAGAGCTTGGCGGCCTTCTGTTGGCGTTTTGCCGCTCACGACCGACTACCCACTACCCACTATTCGCTACTCACTATTCGCTATTCGCTATTCGCCCCCCCTTTTCAAACTTGGAGAAATCCCATGACGACCGACAGGATGCCTGTCTGGCGAACGCAGAAGTTTGCCAATCTGACTTTGTCCGGGGTGACCGGGGAGGGGCGGTTTTCCGGGTATGCGAGCATCTTTGGCGAGGTCGATCTCGGCAAGGATGCGATTGCGCCCGGCGCTTTCCAGCAATCGCTGGCGCGGCGCGGCGCGTCCGGCGTGCGGATGCTGTTCCAGCATGATCCGGCTGAGCCGCTGGGGGCCTGGAAGACCATTCGCGAGGATGCGCGCGGGCTCTATGTCGAGGGGTTTTTGTCGCCGGGGGTCGCGCGCGCCCAGGAAGTGCACATGCTGATGAAGGCGGGTGCGCTCGATGGTCTGTCGATCGGTTTCCAGACCGTCAAGGCAAGGACCGACGGCAAGACCGGCGTGCGCCGCATTCTGGAGGCCGATCTCTGGGAAATCTCGATCGTCACCTTTCCGATGCTGCCATCGGCGCGGGTTTCGAACGTCAAGAATGCGCGGTTCTTCCGCGATACCGAAACGGAGCTCGTGCGCACGATGCGGCGGGCGGCCCGGATGATGAAGCTCTCTGACAAAAGGATATGAGGGATGACTGAGACGATCAGCGTGGCACCCGAAATCAAGACTGCGCCGGACACCATGACGGTGGCATTCGAGGATTTCATGGGCGCCTTCGAGGCATTCAAGGAAACCAACGACCGGCGGCTGGGGGAGCTGGAAAGCAAGCTGACGGCGGATGTCGTGACCCGCGACAAGATGGACCGCATCGCGCGCACGATGGACGAGCAGAAGCGCGTCATCGACCAGCTGGCGCTGAAGAAGGTGCGCCCGGCGCTGGGACGCACCGGCGAAGCAAGCCTGGAGACGATGGAGCACAAGGCGGCATTCGAAAGCTATATCCGCCGCGGCGACGAGCAGGCGCTGCGCGAACTGGAGGCGAAGGCGTTTTCGATCGGTTCGGCGAGCGACGGCGGCTATCTGGTGCCCAACGAGACCGACACGGAAATCGGCCGCAGGCTCTCGGTCGTCTCGCCGATCCGTGCGATGGCGACGGTCCGGCAGGTATCGGGGGCGGTCCTGAAGAAACCGTTTGCGCTGTCGGGCATGGCGACGGGCTGGGTCTCGGAAACCGCCGCGCGGCCGCAGACCACGACGCCGCAGCTGGCCGAGCTGTCTTTCCCGACCATGGAACTTTATGCCATGCCGGCCGCCACCGCCGCCCTGCTCGACGACGCGGCCGTCGATATCGAGAACTGGATCGCCTCCGAGGTGGATATCGCTTTTGGCGAGCAGGAAGGCACGGCCTTCGTTTCCGGCGACGGCACCAACAAGCCGAAGGGCTTCCTGAGCTATACCAATGTCGATGAGGCGAGCTGGAGCTGGGGCAATATCGGCTATATCGCCACCGGTGCCGCCGGTGCGTTCCGGACGAGCGGCCCCTCCGACACGCTGATCGACACGATCTACGCTCTGAAGGCCGGCCACCGGCAGAACGCCGCCTTCGTGATGAACCGCAGGACGCAGGCCGAGATCCGCAAGTTCAAGGATGCCGACGGCAACTATCTGTGGCGCCCGCCGGTGGTGGCAGGGGAGCAGGCCTCGCTGATGGGCTTTCCGATCGCCGAGGCGGAGGACATGCCGGATATCGGCGCAAACAGCACCTCGATCGCGTTTGGCAATTTTGCCGCCGGCTATCTTGTGGTCGATCGCACCGGCGTGCGGGTGCTGCGCGATCCCTATTCGGCCAAGCCCTATGTGCTGTTCTACACCACCAAGCGGGTGGGCGGGGGCGTGCAAAATTTTGAGGCTATCAAGCTGATTAAATTCGCGGCATCTTGAATAATCGCACGGCTGTTCTTTTTGAAAGGACAGCAGCCATTCGCGCCGCGGTCTTCCCTGCCGCAGTTGCGCGAGGGTGGACGCAGCTCCCCTCCCGCTGCGTCCACCCAATCCAAAGCCCCGCACTTATCACGCCCCCGCATTTCATCGGAGAATTCCATGACCATTACCGAAACGGCGCCGCCGCTCGGCGAGCCGCTGACGCTTGCCGAGACCAAGGCGCATCTGCGCGTCGAAACAAATGCCGAGGATGCGCTGATAACCGCGCTGATCCGCACCGTGCGCGAGCATCTGGAGCGCCAGACCGGGCTTGCGTTGATGACGCGCACCTTCCGGCTCTATCTCGACGACTGGCCGCCGGCGCGGGTGATTCAGATTGGCAGGGGGCCGGTGTAAACGATTGAAGCGGTTACGGTTTATGATGCCGGCGGAATGCCTGCTGATATCGATAGCGCCGGTTTCGTGCTGGACGGACAGGCGCGTCCGGCGCGGCTGATCCTGCCGCAGCATCCGCAGCCGGGACAGGCGATCAACGGCATCGAGATCGATTTTACGGCTGGTTTCGGGGCAACGGGTGCGGATGTGCCGGATACGCTGAAACGGGCGATGCTCCTGCATGCGGCACTGCTCTACGAGTTTCGCGGCGCGGTCTCGCCCGGTGACCAGCCGGCGGCGGTGCCTGCCGGTTACGACCGGCTGATCGCGCCCTTTTGCCGGCGGGGGCTTTGAGCATGGCTGCGGTCGATCCCGGACAGCTTTCGGACCGGCTGGACCTGGAGATGCGCGACGACGTCAGCGATGGCCAGGGCGGCATTGTTGCAGGTTTTGCGCTGGTGACCTCGCTCTGGGCGCGGATCGAGCCTGTTTCGGTCACACACGAAGAGCAGGCGGATGCGGCGGTCTTTACCGTCACGCATCGGATTTCCATCCGGTTTCGCGCGGATTTGCAGGCCGGTATGCGGTTTTGCAAGGGTGCACGGGTTTTCACGATCCAGGCCTTTCATGATCCCGACGAAACGCGCCGCTATCTGGTCTGCCGTTGCACGGAGGAGGGGCGATGAGTGCTGCAGGCGCTGTCCAGAAGGCGATTTTCCTCAAGCTTTCCGGTGATGCGGCTCTGACGTCCTTGATCGGGCCAGGCGGTGTTCACGATCACCTGAAGGCACGATCGCACCGGCCGTGTATCTCCATCGCCGGGATCGAAAGCCTGGATGCATCGACGGCAACCGAGGCGGGCGAAGAGCATCTGATCACGCTGGACGTGCTGACCGGCGAAGGCGGAGGCCGTGTGGCTCAGGAGATTGCCGCGCGGGTCCGGGCTTTGCTGGACGACGCGCCGCTCGTTTTGAACGGGTTTGCGCTGGTCAGCATCCTGCACCGGCGCACGAAGATCAGCCGCGATGCCAAGGCCAAGGGGCATGTAGCGGAACTGGTGTTCCGGGCCGTGACGGAGTGAGATGAAGAGACGGAATCTGTCCAAACCATATACAGGGCCCTATGAGGTCGTATTTACAATGTGTGTACAGATTGATATAAGGCAGATGCAGTGATTGAGGCCTTCGTTGACGGACTATTGGGCTGCGTCATCCTTTGCATGATGTTCAGGAGTGATTTTAAATGTCCTCTGCCAAAAAAGATGAAACCATCAATCTTCGTATGGATGCAAAGACGCGCGATGTGATTTCGCGCGCGGCCGCTGTGGCCGGTAAATCCGTGACGTCCTTTATGACGGAAGCTGCCTATTCGTCCGCACAAAAGGAATTGCTGGATCAGCGCTTTGTCGGCGTCGATGCCACTGTTTTCGATGCGGTCGAGACATTGCTGTCGGAGCCTGCACGGACAAATCCGCAGCTCGTTGAACTCTTCCGGTCAAATCGTGCGTGGATTGACTGAGGCGGGATGTTCCGGAAACCAGCGCCGCTTGGCAATCATCACCGGATAGACGCTTTCGATAGCGGCAAGCCTTCGTTGGATGCTTTCCTCAAGGATATGGCGCTTTACAATCAGCAGCAGGGTTACAGCCGGACATTCGTTATCGCCGAGGCTGACTATCGTGTTGCTGGTTATCACTCGCTGTGTGCGGGAATGATCAGCCGGGACAATGCGCCCAGACAGGTCAAGGGTCATCAGGCTCCAAAGGACATTCCGGTTGCCTTGCTGGCGCGCCTGGCGGTCGATCGCCGATATCAAAAGCAGGGTCTCGGTTTGGCCTTGCTGAAGAATGCTCTTCTGGCGGTGCTATCCACGTCGGAAAGCGTGGCATTTCGCGCGGTCATGGTTCATGCGCTGGATGACGAGGCGGAAGCCTTTTACGCCAAATTTGGTTTTCGCGCGGCGAAAGGGCTGGAGCGGACCTTGCTCCTGCCAACCAAGGATATTGCGGCGTCGTTACAAGCCGCGATTTGACATTCGACTTCAATTTTAAATCTGAAACGGCGTCCTTCCGGGCGCCTTTTTGTTGTGCGGAAGGATGAAGGCATGGTGGCGCAGAAGGGGAAGGATCTTCTTTTGAAGATCGACAATGACGGCTCTTACGTAACGGTGGCGGGGCTGCGCTCGAAACGGCTGGCGTTCAACGCCGAGACGGTGGACGCGACGGACGCGGAATCGGCGGGGCGATGGCGCGAACTGCTGGGCGGGGCGGGCGTGCAGCGCGCATCGGTGTCGGGTGGCGGGATCTTCAAGGACCAGAGTTCGGATGCGCTGGTGCGTACGGCATTCTTCAACGGCGCCATCTTGAACTGGCAAATCGTCATTCCCGATTTCGGCACGCTGACGGGTCCGTTTCAGGTGACGGCGCTCGAATATTCCGGCCAGTATAATGGCGAAATCCTGTTCGAGACGGCACTGGAATCGGCCGGTGCTCTGAGCTTTGCGGCGCTATGATGAGCGCGCTGGGCATCAGCGGCCGGGCGAACCGGCACCGGGGCGAGGTGGAGGCGATCATTGGCGGCGAGCGGCGCATTCTCTGCCTGACGCTTGGCAGCCTGGCAGAACTGGAGACGGCATTTGCAGCAGACAATCTGATGGAGCTGGCGGCGCGCTTCTCGGCCGGGCGGCTGAAAGCTGACGACATGATCCGCATCTTGAGCGCCGGCCTTCGCGGCGGCGGCAATCTGGTGAGCGACGAGGATGTTGCCGTCATGAGCATTGATGGCGGCATTGCCGGGCTGGCGCGTCTGACCGGCGAACTGCTGGCGGCGACCTTCGGCGATGCGGAGGACGCCGCAAACCCTTGAAGGCCGCAGCGGGCCATGGGCTGCCTCCGCCGTTTCCATGGGGACCGGCGATGCATGCCGGGCTTTGCCTGCTGCGGCTTCCGGCTCCCGTCTTCTGGTCGATGACGCCGCGCGAGCTGCAGGCGGCATTGGGAGGGTTGAAGCCTTCGGCCCCGGTTCCCGATCGATCGGAGATGGAGAGGCTGATGGCGGCTTTTCCGGACTGAGAGGCGAATTTTTTCCCAAAGGACGATGACGGAACGGAGACGATGATGGAACGCGACAGCATGGGGTTTTCGGCGGCGGTAAAGGATGCGGATGCGCTGACGGATGTGCTCGACGATCTGGAACGGCGTTCGCGCTCGTTCGGGTCGGCCCTGACGTCGGCCCTGGCCTCGGCAACGCGCGGCGGCAAGGGATTGGAGGACGTGCTGCGCAGCGCCGGATTGCGGCTGACGGAGATCGCGCTTTCGGCAGGATTGAAACCGCTGGAAGGGCTGCTCGGATCGGCGATTTCGGGGCTTGCAGGCAGTCTCAATGGGGCCTCCGCCCTTGCCGAAGGCGGCGTGCCGGGCCGGGTAACGCCGTTTGCCGCCGGTGGTGTCGTCTCGGCGCCGACCTATTTTCCGATGGACGGACAGATGGGGCTGATGGGCGAGGCCGGATCTGAGGCCATCCTTCCCTTGAAGCGCGGTTCCGACGGATCGCTGGGCGTGGCATCGTCCGGCGGCGGGGCGGCGATGAACGTGGTCTTTAACGTGACGTCGCCGGATGCGCAGAGTTTCCGGAAATCGGAAGGGCAGATTGCCGCGATGCTGACGCGCACGGTGGGGCGCGGCCGGCGGGGGATTTGAGGGGAGGCTCGAAGTGCGGTTCCTGGACGCGCGGTTCCTGGGCTGGGTGATCGGCGGCATCAGCAATGGACTGTGGGGCGAAGTGTGGGTCACCTCACGTGCCGCTCGGCGAACTCCGCGCTCGAGGGAAGCGAAAAGCTCTATGCCATGTCCAACGAAAAAGGCCCGCGTCGTGTGCGGGCCTTGTCGTGTCTGCCGGGTTGAGCGGCCTACTTGTGGATTGCCATCATGGCCTTCTGCATGTGGGCCAGGCATTCGTCGGTCTTGCCGGCCTGCATGGCGAGGGTTGCGTCGCCGATGGCTGCCATGACTTCGGTCTTGTCTTCCTGCTTTGCGGATTCCGCATCGGATTTCAGCTTCGTCATTCCGGCGTCGTCGCAGGTCACAGTCATGTTCTGTGCGTAAGCCGATGTCGACAGAGCCAGGATTGCTGCGCCCGCGAAGAGTGTCGTTCTGATCATTGAGAGTTCCTCACCTTGAGTTTATTTCGGAGTTTATTTTGCTGTTGGCGATCCATAAACCAATGAAATGTGCTCAAGTTCCGTCGATTTGAAAAAAATGGTTTCGGGTGCCGGCGGGCTGACACTGGAAGGGCCGGTGCAGGCTTTGTTATGCCGGCAGGGTTTTGCAGCGTGCGTCGAGGTTCGGTTTCTTTTCGCAATTCTTGCTGGGTAAGACCCCTGGACTTAACCCTCGCCGCGCCAGCGGTGAAAAACAGCGATCGCGCTGACGGTTGGCCCAAGACGAAGGGCCGGCCGGGTGTATGGGCGTGCCCTTGTCTACGGGCGGGGGCCTGGCCGGTCGAGGGGTTCGGACTGCATGGAGCAGTCGTTGAAGATCTCCTGCCAAGTGATTCCAGAGACAACGGAAAAATACCATGACAACAGGATTTCACGAGGTCCGGTTTCCCTTGCGCCTGGCATTGGGGACGAGTGGAGGGCCGGTGCGGCGCACGGATATTGTCAGCCTTTCGAACGGGCGGGAAAACCGCAACCGGCGCTGGCGCGATGCGCGCAGGCACTATGATGCGGGCTCGGGGATCAAGTCGATCGGCGATCTCTATGCGGTGCTGGAATTTTTCGAGGCGCGGGCGGGGCAGCTGTACGGTTTCCGGTTTCGTGATCCGCTGGATTTCAAATCCTGCGCGCCGGGTGGTGCGGTCTCAGGGCATGACCAGGTGATGGGTGCCGGTGATGGCGTGAGCGCGGTTTTTCAGTTGGTGAAGACCTATGGCGATGCCGGTGGTGTGACGGTGCGCGAGATCGCCAAGCCGGTCCTGGGGACGGTTTTGGTGTCGGTCGGCGGTGTTTTGGCAGCGCCTGCCGATTTTACGGTGGATGCGGCGAGCGGGCGGGTGACGTTTCTGGCGTCGAAAATTCCGGCTGATGGGGCTGCGGTGAAGGCCGGGTTCGAATTCGATGTGCCGGTGCGGTTCGATACCGACCGGATCGATGTGGATCTGGGGCAGTTTCAGGCCGGGCGCATTCCGACCATTCCTCTGGTGGAGATCAAGCCATGAGAACGCTTTCTGCAGCGCTTGCCGGACATCTGAGCGGCGACGCGACGACCATGTGCCATTGCTGGCGGGTGACGCGGCGCGACGGGACGGTGCTCGGCTTTACCGAGCATGATCATGATCTCACCTTCGACGGCACCGGTTTTTCGGCGGCGAGCGGTTTTCAGGCAGCTGACAGCGAGGCGGCCAGCGGGCTTTCGGTGGATGCGGGAGAGATCGCCGGCGGCTTTTCCAGCGCCGCTATCAGCGAGGCGGATGTGATCGCTGGCCGCTATGACGGCGCAAGGGTCGAGGTGTTCCAGGTGAACTGGCAGGCGCCGGACCAACGCATTCTGCTGCGGGTGCAGGAGATCGGCGATGTCGTGGCGGCAGGCGGCGCCTTTCGCGCCGAGCTTCGGCGGCTGACGCATCGGCTGGATCAGGTGCAGGGGCGGATTTATGGGCGGCGCTGCGACGCCGTGTTCGGTGACCGGCGGTGCAAGGTGGATGTCAGCAAGCCGGCGTACCGGGGCAGCGGCACGATCGCGGCTGTTTTGGACGGGATGCGGATACGGGTGAGCGGGCTCGATGCGGCGGTGGCGGGTTTTTTCCGATACGGCATGGTCACATTCGTTGCCGGTGCCAATGCCGGGCATGTTGCCGATATCGAGGATCACCGCAGGGATGCTGACGGTGTGACGCTTTCCCTCTGGCTGCCGCCGCCTTTGCCGCTTGCGGCGGGAGATACGTTTGCGGTGACGGCGGGCTGCGACAAGAGTTTTGCCACCTGTGGGACGGCGTTTGCGAACGCTGTGAATTTCCAGGGATTTCCGCATATGCCGGGGACGGATTTTGCCTTTGGTTATGCGGATGGCGATGCGGTGCATGACGGGCGGGTGTTGTATGAGTAAGCGGGGTGGGAGCGGGAGTGTGGATGGTTCGGAGCGTGTGGGCCCCCTCATCCGGCCCTGCGGGCCACCTTCTCCCCGTGGGGGAGAAGAGGGAGACCGGGGTGATGCTTTTGCAAGCCGGATCGTGTCGGTGGCGCGGAGTTGGATTGGGACGCCGTATCGGCATCAGGCGAGCCTGAAGGGGGTCGGTTGCGATTGTCTGGGGCTGGTGCGCGGGGTGTGGCGGGAGATCCATGGCGCGGAGCCGGAACTGCCGCCGGCCTATCAGCCGGACTGGGCGGAGCGGAGCGGCGAGGATCGGTTGCGCGAAGCGGGGCGGCGGTATTTCGGCATGGAGCTTGCGGTGGCGCAGATGCGGCCGGGGGATTTGCTTTTGTTTTGCTGGCGGCCGGATCTGCCGGCCAAACATGCAGGGATTCTCTCAACCTGTGACCGGTTCATCCATGCCTATGAACAGGCGGCGGTGATCGAATCGGCGCTGGTGCCCTCCTGGCGCCGGCGGATCGCCGGTGTGTTCCGTTTTCCGCAAAAGGTCTGACGATCATGGCAACCATTCTTCTGCAGGCAGCGGGCGCAGCGCTTGGCAGCGTGTTCGGACCGGTTGGCGCAGTGCTTGGCCGGGCGGCAGGCGCCCTGGCGGGTTCCGTCATCGACCGCTCGATCATCAATGGCACGCAAACGGTCTCCGGCGCGCGGCTGGGCGATGCGCGCATTCCCGGCGCCGAGGACGGCACGGGTATCACCCGCGCCTATGGCACGGTGCGCATCGGCGGTACGCTGATCTGGGCGACGCGGTTCGAGGAGGAGGTGCGGGTCGAGCGGCAGGGCGGCAAGGCAAGCGGGCCGCGCGTCGAGACGTTTCGCTACTTCGCCAATTTTGCGCTGGGGATCTGCGAGGGCGAAATTGCCTGCGTGCGCCGCGTCTGGGCGGATGGGCGCGAGCTGGATCTGACGGGGATCGAGATGCGGATTCATCGCGGCACGGGCAGTCAATTGCCCGATCCGCTGATCGAGGCCAAGCAGGGCGCGGGCAAGGCGCCGGCCTATCGCGGGCTCGCCTATGCCGTGTTCGAGCGGCTGCCGCTGGATAGCTACGGCAACCGGATACCGGTGATCCAGTTCGAGGTCCTGCGGCCGGCTGGAATGCTGGAAAAGCAGATCCGGGCGATCACTATCATTCCGGGCTCCAGCGAGCACGGCTATGATCCGCGCGTGGTGACGGAAGAGACAGGCGCCGGTTCGCGCCGGTTGATCAACCGTAATATTTTTCACGCCGGGTCCGACTGGCATGCCTCGATCGACGAGTTGCAGGCCCTGTGCCCGAACCTTGAACGGGTGGCGCTGGTCGTCTCGTGGTTCGGAACGGATCTGCGGGCCGGCCAGTGCCGCATCTTGCCGGGCGTGGAAACGGCGGTGCGGCGGGGCGAAAGCCGGCCCTGGTCTGTGTCGGGATTTTCGCGCGGCGATGCGAGACTGGTGAGCCGCAACGAGGGCGGCCCGGCCTATGGCGGCACGCCTGATGATGCCAGCGTCACCATGGCGATCGCCGATCTGAGAGCGCGCGGGCTGAAGGTCTATCTCTATCCTTTCGTGATGATGGACATTGAAGCCGGGAATACGCTCCCCAATCCCTATGGCGGTACGGGACAGCCCGTTTATCCCTGGCGGGGGCGCATTACTGCGCATCCGGCACCGGGCCGTCCCGGCAGTGCCGACAGGACGACGGCGGCGCGCACGCAAGTGGCGGCGTTTTGCGGCAATGCCACAGAAAGCGATTTTTCGGTTTCGGGAACGTCGGTAAGATCACTCACCGAAGATGAGGGATATCGCCGGCTGGTGCTTCACTACGCGCTGCTTGCGAGAGCGGCGGGCGGGGTCGAGGGGTTTATCATCGGTTCCGAATTGCGCGGACTGACGCAGTTGCGCGATGGGGCGGGCGCCTTTCCCTTTGTGGAAAAGCTGATTGGCCTTGCGGCCGATGTGCGGGGGATATTGGGAGGGACCACCAAGCTCACCTATGGGGCGGACTGGAGCGAATATTTCGGCTACCACCCGCCGGATGGGTCGGGCGACGTGTTCTACAATCTCGATCCGCTCTGGGCTTCGTCCGAGATCGATGCGGTCGGGATCGACAATTACATGCCGCTCTCCGACTGGCGCGACGGCGACCTGTCGACCGGCAATCCCGACGGCTTCCGGCTGGCGGAGGATGCGGAAGCGATGCAGGCGATGATTTCGGCGGGCGAGGGCTACGACTGGTACTATGCCAGCCAGGAGGATCGCCGCGACCGGATCCGCACGCCGATCACCGACGGCATGGCGGGAAAGCCCTGGGTCTACCGCTACAAGGATATTGCCAGCTGGTGGGGGCAGAGGCATCGCAACCGGATCGGCGGTGCCGAGCAGGCCGTTCCGACCGCCTGGACTGCGGGCGCCAAGCCCATCTGGTTTACCGAACTGGGTTGCCCGGCAATCGACAAGGGGGCGAACCAGCCGAACGTCTTCACCGATCCGAAATCGTCCGAATCGGCGGCGCCATACGCGTCGAACGGTGCACGCTGCGATGCCATGCAGCGCCGGTTTCTTGAGGCGCAGCACCGGTTCTGGCAGGGGGACGGTGCGCCCGCATGCGTCGATCCGGATCACATGTTCGTCTGGACCTGGGATGCGCGGCCGATGCCGGCCTTTCCGGAAAATACCGGGCTCTGGTCCGATAGTGCCAATTGGCAGACCGGGCACTGGGTGAATGGGCGGCTGGGCTCTTCGACAGCCGCCGAAGTGATTGCGGCGGTGCTTGCGGATCATGGGTTTGAAGGCGGCGATGTCAGCTGTGTCAGCGGCGATCTCACCGGTTATGTGCAGTCGGAGCAGACTTCGGCGCGCGATGTGCTGGAGCCGTTGATGGCGGCACTGCAGATCGATGCGGTGGAGGACGGCGGGACGCTGCGGTTTCGCTCGCGGATGAAGCAGGCGTCGCAGCCGGGTGCGATTTCGGTGCTGGCGGATATCGACGGGCAGGCGCTGTTTGAGGAGACGCGCGGGCATGACAGCGATTTCGGCAGCGAGGCCATTCTCGACCGGTTCGATCCGGAAAACGCTTTTGAGCGCACGACGGCGCGGTCCCGCCGGGTATCGCCGGGCAATGAGCGGGTGCTGCGGCTTTCGTTGCCGGGGGTGATGCATGATGGCGCAGCGGCAAGCGCTGTCGAGGATGCGCTGCGCGATCATCAGGTCTCGCGCCGGAGTGTGCGCTTTTCGCTGTCCCCGGCAGCACTTGAGTTCGAGCCGGGCGATGTGGTTTCGTTCCAAGAGGGGCCTAAGGGGCCGTTTGTTATCAGCCGGATCGAGGACGGTGCCGCGCGCGCGTTTGAGGCACGCGCGTACTTGCCGTCTGGCGGCGGCCATCCGGTCCAGCCGTCACGGCCGGTCAGCGCGCCGCGTGTTCCATCCGACGGGTTCTCGCCCGTCTTGCACCTGATGGATTTGCCGCAATACGAGACGGGCAATGCCAGTAGTTTTGCGCGGGCGGCAGTCTTTGCGCGGCCGTGGCGCGCGGTGACGCTGCTGTCATCGGCAGTGGCGGAGGATTATCAGACGCGGGTGCGGCTTGGGCAGCCGGGGCAGACGGGGGTGCTTGCAGAACCGCTCGCAGCCGGCGTGACCGGCCGGTTTGATGCCGCGCGCGCGCTGACGCTGGATCTGCATTTCGGCGGATTGTCGTCTGTGGGGCGTCTGTCCGTTCTCAACGGGCGCAACCGCATCGCGGTGCTGTCGCTGGACGGTATCTGGGAAATCATCGGTTTTGAAAATGCGCAGGAAATTTCCGCCGGGCGCTGGCGGCTGACGAAACTGCTGCGCGCACTCAACGGGACGACGGATGCGATGCTGGCCGGGGCGGCTGCAGGCACTGCAGTGGTGGTTTTGAACGCGGCGGTTCGGCCGCTGGGGCTGAGCGCCGACGAGGCGGGGCGCGTGGTCAACTGGATTGCCGAGCCGGCCGGACAGGCAGTCACGCCGACCGGCCCCTTTGCCTTTGCCGGGGGCTTGCGGGCGGAGACGCCGGTGGCGCCGGTCCATCTGCGTGGGCGGCGTCTGGAAGGCGGCGCTATCCGAATCACCTGGATCCGCTGCGCCCGCCGCGACGCCGACCACTGGCTGGACGGCGATATCGCGCTCGATGAACCAGAGGAAAGATATTGCGTCGATATCTTTGACGGCGCCGTCATCAAGCGGTCCTTCGACGTGTCCGCACCGGTGTTTGACTATGGCGGCGGTTTGGAGATCGAGGATTTTGGCGCGCCGCAGGCAGCGCTGACGGTTCGCATCCGGCAGCGCGGGCAGAAGGTTGCATTCGGCGTTCCGGCGCAGGCTTCGCTTGAGCTTTAAAATTGCAATTTCCTGTCAAATCACACGCAAATCAAGCCCTCGGACAAGGAGCGTAAAATGAACGATGTGAAGACCTGGTACATGTCGAAGACCATCTGGGGTGGCGTGGTTGCAATCCTGGCATCCTGCGCCAATCTTTTGGGACTGGAGATCGCGCCCGAGGATAAGACCGATGTTGTGGATGGCCTTACCGCGCTTTCGGCGGCTGTGGGTGGACTTGTTGCCATCTGGGGCCGGATTTCCGCCCGGTCTCGCTTGCGCTAGACATCGGGCAAAACCCGCTGTTGCCGGGACATTCATTTGCCATTCAGACTGTATCGGTTATTAAAACTGCAACGATGCTTCCCAAGCCGTCCATATTGTTTTCAATCCGAAAGTGCGTTCATGTCCTCACCCTTGATCATAGCAACGCTTGCAGCGGGCCTTTCCGGATTCGCGCCGCCGGCGATTGATGTGCCATCGATGGTTGTTGCCGTGGATGGCGATTGCGGCCAGGCGGCGGCAGAAGTGGTGGCCAAGACCGGCGGCGAGCTCCTGTCGGCGCAGCCGACGGGCGACGGCAAATGTGTCGTCACCGTGCTTATCCCCGGCAATGGCGGCCGCCCGAAAAAGGTGACGATGCGGGTGCCGATGTAG